TCTCCCCTATCAGAAAACCAATCCTCGATATAGACTTTAGCTTTTCAGCATTAGTGGACTCGAATAAAGCAGACTCCATAGAATCGAGAAACCGCGTTAGCTCTTGGTCGCTCACCATCCTCTGAAGTTGCATTACGAAGTCTTGCGCTCTCCCAAGACGCTCCAATGGCATCTCAAAGAGAGAGTCAAACACATAGAACCTGTGCCCCTCGCAGACAAAGGCGAACTTTAATCCGCGCATCTTGTCCGGCTTATAGGTAGCATCCCAAACAAGTTGATTGAACTGCTTGGGAAACCATTTGTAAAGTAATTCGGCTATCACGATAGTTTTATAAAAATGAAGTTCAAAGGTATGCAGATAACGCACACGATAGCCATTTCTATAAGACTAAACCCAAAGTAAGGGGTTAAAGCAGTAATACAATAGTAGAAAACACCCCAAACGGAAGCCATACAGCCAACGCAGTTGTATAACGGCTTGCTCCATACACTTGACTCAGGGACAAGCTTGGAAAGGATGCGTCTTAGCCACTCAAGCCACATATCCACCTCCATAGAAATATGGGTAGCCACAATCATGAGGCTAACCACAATAGCTCTTTCAATCAGCATAAATTAGTTCAAATGAAACACAATCAGCAGCCTCGGAAGTATCAGGCATCTCAAACTCAATGGGGTCATCCAAAGAACAAGTTGCATCTGCATAAACCTTCACCTCATACGTTCTGTTTGGCGCATAAATAGACTGACTTATAGAAATAGAAACATTCCCAGAGGCATCACTCGTTACCGTTTCGTTAATGTATCTATTCAAGGTTAAGTCAAGTATCCTAACCAAATAATCGGTAGATGCGGTTAAGTTAGTAGCCACGAGTATTTCATCGCAACAAATGTCATAAGTCCCAATGGAAGGACAATCGGTACACTCAATACAGCTCATAGGGGATGTGTTTATAACCACTCTTTTTCAAGTGGTAAATATACCACTCTCCAAGATATGTGTGGAAGGAATACCGGAGGCAATCTCCGTGGTCTGCGAGTTGTGTTATTATATTTCTATTTCGCTTAATTATGCTTCCCATGGCATCACATTTGAGCATTCGAAGGTCTCTTGCCGTATTGGGGCAAGTCTTTGGATTAACCTTAAAATCAGGGAAGTGCCTCAAAATATAGTTACACTCGGCTCGAGAGTTCTCGTGTTTGGGGTTATCTTGAACACGGATTTGCTTTCCGCTTAGCTTCAAGCCCCTTGCTAACTGCTCATAGTAGTTGGCATTATCCCTCTGCGATAAATCGCCTCGCTTGCCCATAGCATCGCCAGTAACCAAGCACATAGGAAGGTATGGCTCATAGCGTTCTTTTATTACGTCTATCATCTTAGGGATAGAGCCATCAGCAACGGAGAACTCATCAACGATATGGAAGTGCTCGCCTTCATCATCCTTCCACTTTTGGCATACAATACCTGCGAAGGGCTGTAAGTTGAAGTCAAAGGAGAACAAAATCGGCAAGTTCGGATTGAAAAACGTCTCTTGGTTTTCGTGCTGCTTCGGCTCAAATGCGGTGAAGAATGGATTTTCAGGCTTCTCTTGAACCTCCCAGTCGCCCTCAACGAAACGAAGGTACTCGTACTCCGGCATATTGGCCTTCAAAGAATTGAGGTAGTCCTCCGGGATATACGGATTGTCCGTTATCTTGGATGGAATGTACGCCCAAGTGTCAGGCAGAGTTCCCTTCACCCACTTATCGTAAACCTCCTCCTTCACCCAATTACTTGCCGGGTTGCAAGTAGCCAAGACGACAATAGGAGGCCTGCCCTCAGCGTTGTTCCAAGAACCTGCCCTCTCTAACATTTTATACAAAGTAGCCTCTTGGCACTCGTTAATCTCGTCAATCCCACCTCCGTTGATTTCAAGCCCTTTGAAGCGGTCAAGGTCTTTATCGGTATCGTAGTTCTCGCCCATAAAGATAAGCTCACTGCCGTTACTGAATGTAACGGTTAAGGACTGCTTATCGTAGCCAGATATGTAATGTTTAAGCCCTTCACTCAGTATCATATTAAATGTAACCATAGTGGTGCGCTCAAGGGTAGGCCTTGAAGAACGCACTATTAGCCACCGAGACTTAGGATACTTAGAGCAAAGAGATATGAAGGTGAGAAGAAGCCAGTAAGTTTTCCCGCCTCGAATTGCCCCGCCAAATAGAATGAACTGCTTTTCCCCGGAAAGAGCAAGTTTATAAGCTAACGTCTGCTTCGCCGTTAGTTTCATCAGATTGATTGTTAATAACTTGTGTATATGTTTCAGCCATAATAGAAGCTTCTTCTTTTTCTGGCTCAGTAAGCTCTAAAACAAAGGGTTTATTGTCTGCTTCTATAACTTGGGATTGTGGTTTTCCGTATAGATAGGCCAATATAAGCTCTATCGCTCTCATGTTTCCTTGGATTCCCATGGTTATCAAGCGAGCAACTAATCCTTCTGCACGAGTAGTACCGCTAATTTTTTTAGAGAGTTCAGCCTCAATCATTTTACGGAGGTCTTTCTTCTTGAGTTCAGCAGCTCCGACAATACTACCATGCGGAACGCCATTAACTATTCTTGTATTCTTGCTTAACTCTACAAGATTAGCCCTCCTTTTCTCTTTTTTTTCTAATGGACTTTCTTCCATGTGTGCAAATATGGTAGATTTTTATGAAAAAACTGACTTAATTAAGGTTACTATCTTTGTGGCATTAACCAAGCCACTTAATGATACACTCAATCCAGCAGATGCAGCCAAACATTCACCTAATTACTATAAAAGGCAAATCCTGTGATTTTTTGTTGATTTCTGACCTACATTGGGATAATCCAAAATGCGACAGGGCGTTGCTCAAAAAGGACTTGGATGAGGCGGTTGAGCGTGGAGCTCTCATAATAGTTAACGGAGACTTCTTTTGTCTAATGCAAGGAAAGGGCGACCCAAGGAGAAGCAAGGATGAGATTCGACCGGAGCATAACAAGGGTAACTACTTGCAAGCGGTTGTGGAGGATGCAGTCGATTGGTTCGCGCCATACAAGGATAACCTTGCTTTAATCGGCTATGGAAACCACGAAACAGGAGTATTAAGGCACATGGAGTTTGACGCGCTCAAATATTTCCAATCCATATATAACTACAAGCATAAAGGAAATGTGCAGATTGGCGGATATGGAGGCACTATCCATATTAACTTGGACGTAAGTACCCCAAACGATGACGTAACGCGCAACACGGCATTCATCATTCACTACTATCATGGTTCAGGCGGAGGTGGCCCAGTGACCAAGGGGGTTATTCAAGACCAACGTATGATGGCCAACACCGAGGGCTATGACCTAACTTGGCAAGGGCATGTCCATGAGTTATATCATCATGTCAATATGGTGCATCATTACAACAAAAGAAATAAAATCATCACCCATCGAAGGGTACATCAACTACGGACGAGTACATACAAGGAGGAATTTGGCGCAGGTGAAGGCGGCTACCACGTTGAGAGGGGAAGGGGAATTAAGCCACTCGGAGGCTATTGGATGAACTTGAAGGTGAACAGGGTTATATTAGGAAACAGGAACAAAGGCGCGCAGAACGACACAAGATTTGTCGAAGCTAAATTTCATACGACCTAATCGTATATTCGCACGATAAACGAAAAAATCACTTAATTAGACGATATGAGAAAGATTGAGTTCTTGTGCGTTCATTGTACTGCTACCCCCCAATCTACAACGGTTGAGAGCATCCAACGTTATTGGAAGGAGAACTTAAAATGGAAATCCCCAGGATATCATAAAATTATTAAAGCAAATGGAGAAGTTATCACTTTGGCGCAGGATGATGCGGTTTGTAATGGGGTGGTTGGGTTTAATAGTGTTAGCCTCCACGTCTCTTATGTTGGGGGTATTGATTCGAGGGGCAATCCAGTTGATAACCGCACACAAGGTCAGAGAGATGCGTTAAGCCAAGTCCTTCACGCGTGGAGAGCGAAGTATCCGAATGCGAAGATTCAAGGCCACCGCGATTTTGTCGGGGTTCGTAAAGCCTGTCCGTCATTCGATGCTAAGGCTGAATACGCTCATATATGAGAAGGCTCGTAATAACTTCGATTAGCCCTACTCATGTGAATGGGGATATTCAGCAGAGGTGTGTGAGTTCTTGGGTGGCAGCCGATATTGGGGATGTGGTTACTATGAACGACCCATGCGAGGACATAAAAGTTCCGAGTGGGTGTATTCGTGTGGACGCGCCTAAAAGTGGGAAAGAGGTGTTCAAAGCACCGTATGTCTACATAACCGATATGATAGACTACGCTCGTAAGAACGATTACGACTCGGTTATGCTCATAAACTCAGACATAGAGCTTCGAGACCAAAGGAAAGTTCTTGGCGGATACTTAGATGCTTGTGAAAGAGGGCTGGTTATTGCATCTCGGTATAACTATAAAGAAGGATACATTAAGGCTATAAGAGAGCCTTATGGAATAGACGTTTTTATTGTTCACAAGAACTTTTATTATCTATTCTATGAAGCACCCTTTGTTATGGGGCAGTGTTGGTGGGATTATTGGCTGCCCTATCGTTTTGGCTCTAATGGGCAT